CTTGCAGTCGCTAGTTGCTGTCAATGTTGTCCAAATAGGAGAGAAAATTTTATCTCCTTTTGAATCAGTAAACTGACATCCTTGAAAGACTCCTAGTAAAAGATCGCCAGCAGCAGCAACGGCTATGCCGCCTGTGTTGACCATTTTTACTGGGTCGCCTGTATATATTGTTCCAGTTGTACCTGTTAGAATATCGTACTCGGTTGTTCCTGTGGAATTATATCCCGAGCCCAATTTTCCAATTGGTTTCAAACCGAAAGGTGCATTTGTATTTGCCATTCTTATACCTTTATAATTTAAAAATTGTTAAAGCAGTAAAAAAATTAATTTCTTTTACCACCGCCAAAAGTTACGCTTGATGTTCTCTGAGGTTTTAACATCGGAGAACTTGGATCAGATTCCTTCATTAGATCATTGTCAATCGCATCTTGTTGCGATTGTGCACGGTTACTGAAAAAGGCGTTTCTTTCATCTCGTGTTTCATTTGGAATCTTGGCCAAAAGCAAACCACCCACAGAAACTACACCTGCGTGCTTTCCATTATCAATCGAAGGAAGTTCAAAGTCTCCAATCTCTTCGACACGAACAAGGTCGAAACCTTCACGCAATCTAGACATTACATTCTTCTTATCTTCTTGACCAACAACTTCGGCTCTTATCCACCTGTAGGTATAACCTTCAGGTGCAGGTGGTGTCTCCAACATAGATGGGGGACGCCAAGGTTTGCGAGCGGTTGAGGCTGCTCGAGTATCCGCAGAACGTGATGTTCTGTTTTCAGTTGATGCTTTCGCATCTATTGATTCGTTTAATTCTTTTTTATCTGTCATAAGTTTACCTTTTAACATATTTTGCGTACTCTTCTAAAGGTACGTTAAGACGTTTTGCCATTTGAACTTCAGATGGCGACAATCTAATTTGTTTTTTGCTGACAGTCTTACCATCAGCTCTATTCGCAGAAGCTACCTTTTGTTGGGGCTTAGATTTAACCTCTTTGCCTTCTGAAAATTTATGAGGAAATTCCTCACGCATCCTGCGATCTATTTCAGTATAGTAGGCATCTGTCGCGGGATCAAGGCTTTCTTGCTCTATTAATTTTCTATGAATATTAAAAGCTGCTAATGTCATAGTTTCATCATCACCAAACCAAGCATTCTTATCTGCCCAATCTTCACTCTTAGGGTCTGGAATAGGTTGTGATTGTGGTTGATAGATTTGTTCAAAATTATCATTTTCTTGTACTTGAGGAGCTGAAGCTAATCTATTTTTAGAAGAAACAACTTTATTTTCTTCAACTGCTATCTTAGCTAAAATGTCTTGAGCTTTTGCTACCTTATCAAAGTCTGAAACTTCATGAGCATTTTTCAATGCTGATATAGCTTGTGCTTTTTGAGACTTTAATCTATTTTCTGCTTCGTCTAGATAAGACCTATCTAAACTAGATGTTTGTGTTTTTAAATTTCTATTTTCATCCCTGAGTCTTTTTGCATACTCATAGGCCGATTCTTGGCCTCTTTCTGCTTCTCTCAAACGCCTGGTTAGATTACCAATTCTTTTTTGGACTTTATCAGAATAGTCTACTAGCTCATCTTCAGTTTTAACGTCTTCGTTTTCTACAACTTCAGACTCAACTTCATCAGACGAATCTTCAGAAGTTTCTATTTCTATAACTTCGCCTTCATCGACCTGACTATTTTCTTCTACTAATTCTTGTTTTAATTCTTCTTGCATGATTTCCTCAAGTTAAAGCGTGACAATGTCATCGGGATCTTTAATAGTCGCAATAACTTCATCATCGTTAATAATACGGCATTCTGCATCATCGCCTAATTTAAAACGAGCTCCAGCATACCTACCAATTAATACCCATTGTTTCTCATGACACCAAGGTATTTCTCCAAATTTTGCTTTATCTTTATAACAAAGCGGACCCATCTTAATAACATAAGCAACAACAGAAGCAAGTGCCTCTCTGTCTACTGATTCTTTGGTTAAAACGATTCCACCTTTTGAAACACCCTTACCCCTGTAAGGAAGAATTAACATTCGCCATCCTGACGGACAAGGCATTCTATCTATTAATGTGCTGTCTACTAACGTAGGATCAAGAACTCTTTCTTCTGCGTTAACAAAAGCTTTATCAAGCTCTGATTCTTTGGTAGATTTATTTGTTGATTTTTCTTCAAGTTCTCTGGCTATATGATCAGGAACTATTACTTTGCTCTTCGTCATCTTGTATTACCTTTCCTAGCAGTTCTCTAAATAAATTTTCTGCTTCAACTAGAGAACTGTAACGTCCAAGCAGATGTTGGTATTGGTCAAAACTTTTAACACCAGACAAAAGAGTATTTGTTATATCTTCTTGTCTTTGTTTTAATTCTTTAAAATACTTATCTCGTATCCAAATAACTGACATTAATAAACGCCAGAAAACTTACCGCCAGATGAAGCTTCGCCTAGACCTCTAGACTTTCCTTTACCCATTCCTGGTGTAGCAGATGTGCTTGTTGAAAAAGTTCCTGCGTTGGTTTTTAAAGGAACAGTTCCTTTATTACCATAAGAGCATTTATTTTTCATTACTTTTGGAGTTTTTTGATTTTTAACTTTAGTTATATTTAACATTTGTTAAGTTTGTTGTATGTAAGACTATTTTGCAAGTTTTTTAAGAAGAATTTTTATTAGCCAAAGTCCTTAACTGCATTTCTTTTTGTTGAGCCATTCTATCTAAGGTTGTTTGATTTTTCATCTCAGCAATATCTTCTTGTGAATCAATCTTACCAACATCAATTTGAGATCTAGACCTAGCTTCTTTTTCTTTTCTTTGTTGTTCTATTTTAAACTGCTCTTGATCTTGTTGTATCTGCTGTCCTTTTAATGCTAACTCTTGTTTTCTAATACTTACTAATGGATCTTCGTCTTGTGGAGCTGAAACTTTTTGAGTGTATTCCATCATTATCTCTGCAAGTATTGGAGAAGAGAATTGAGCCAATATATCATTTGCTTGTGCCAACATAGGCGCAGCTTGGGCAGGATCGGTTTCTTGAGCTTGAGCATTTAATTGTTCATATTGTGCTTTAGCATCTTGAGGCATTTGCCCCAAAGCAATTACATCAGCTTTCATTTGCAAATGTTGCATAATGTGAGCGTGTATTAAAGCTTGCACTTGAGCATTCATTTGAACAGGAGGAGTGTTTAATAGTGACATATGTATTGAAATATGAGCATCATGGTTTTGTTGCATAAATGCTTGAGCTGGCTGACCCATTAACAAAGCATTATTTTCCATACCAGCCTCCATAGGAGTTGGCTCCATACTAGGTGGTGGTATTAATATCTGTTCAATATTATCTACACCAATAGCTGCGTACATTCTTTTGTAAGACTCATACATGCCATTTGGACCATGTATTTCTGGGTTGGATTGAACCAACTGCATCATCTCTTGAGCCATAGCTATTCTTTGTGATGTACTAAATATATCTGGATTGCTTACTGGAACAATATCAATTTCATCGTTAAAGTCTTCTAACTTTATTTGAGAAGGTTGATTGCCTACAACATAAGGATATTCGGGTGGCAAGTATTCTTGAAAAATAGAAGAAAGTAATTTAAATTCTTTTCTTTGAGCGTTGTGCATTCTTTTATGAATTGCAGATAAAACTTTTGTAGACCTTTCTAACAAGGCCATTGTTGTACCAACAGGAGCGTTTGGATTGCCTTGACCTGTATTTATTTCAGCTATAGATGCAAACTTTTGACCTGAATCAACTAGTAACCCAAGCAAAGAAAGTAGCGTACTACTAGGTTCTTTAAATGGTAATGGTTGAATAGACTCTCTTAAAGACCCGCCAGGGGCATCTACATCTCTAAACTCTCCAGGCTGAATAGGGGTGTCCTCATCCCTAATTCTAATACCTCTTGTCTTAAACCCAGCAGGTAGGTTGGCAAGGGTACCCGCATCAATTAACTGCCTTAATATAGATGTAGACGCTTTTGAAAGACCACCAATCATATGAGTTAAACCAAACCCATAGAATCCTAAACCTGGTAAAAATTTAAAATGAACAAAATACTCAACTTTATTTTTCAAAGTATCTTCTTCTTTATAGTTTCTTCTAATAGATAATACTTCTTGATTGTTAGAGTCTATTGTTACGATATAAGGCAGTTTAATTCCTGTTAAATCTCCTTCTTCGTCAGTATCTTCAAATCCTTCTAAATCTAAATTGCAATGTACTTCGTATAAAATAACCAAGTCGTCTGAATCGTATGTTGGTTGCATCCCAGAAATTTTGTTTATTTCTTCTTTTATTTCTGAAAATTGATTTTGTCCTTGGCCACTATTTAAATCAAGCACCCTATAAAACCCTGACGCTTGTAATTTTTTTATTTCGTTTTCAGACATCTTTATAACATTAGTAATGCGTTGGCAAGATTCTAAATCTGTTGTGTAGTAAGGAACAATTAAATCTTCTGGAGCAATAAACTTAGAAACAGCTCTGCCTAAGTTATCATCGTAATAGACTTTCTTAAAAGCTGACCCTGCTAACGGAAGATAAAATAACATCTGATCTAACTCTTCATCAAACTCTTCCATTACATGAAGAATTTGATAGTTCATAAAGTCTTGGACTCGTTGTGCTTGAGTTTCTTTTATTGAATCATAAAGACCTATTACTTGAGTTTTTACAGGTCCGTTTGATGGTAAGAGTTCTTTGTATGCTTGGGCTTGAAAAGTTGTAACTGCCTCTCCCAATAAAGGATGGGTAACGTTACTCGCACCTTCAAAGGGTTGGGATCTTTGCTCGTCAAACTTCATGCCTAAATACTTTAAGCCGTCTGTATAAGTTTTTTCCCAATCTTCTCTTGAAGATTTATCTTTCTCTATACCATCTATTAAGTTACTAGCTATTACAGATAATTCAGAATCTTCTATTAATTCAGCTAAGTTGTCGTCAAACTCTGACTCAACAGACTCGTCATCTAGCTCACCCAAGATTGCACTACCATCTTCCATCATAGTTACATTTTCTTCAGTCTCGCCAATCATTGCATCGAACAATTCCTCATTCTCAACATCCTCAAAAGATCTTTCTTTTGTAAGGTCTTCACCATCAGGTGCAGTAATATTTTTCTCAATAGCCATTAATGTAAAACTCTTTTTTTAACTGTTTCAAATTCTGTTGTACCAAAGTCAAAAAGCTCTCCTACAACAATAATATTAAAATCTTCAGCTTGTTTCTCAGCTTCCTCCCAATCAGAAGCAATAATTAAAGGCCCACCGTAAGATTTGCCTTCTTTTTCATATTCAGTAAGAAATAACCTCATGCTAATAATATACTCGATTTATAGGAGCTCTTTCTCCATCTTGATAATCGTCTTCAAGAGAGACAAGACCACCTTCTCTAAATCTCATCAGAGCTTGAGTCATAGTATCACATAAATCATCGTTAGCTCCAAACGGAAAAGACGCACATTCTTCTATCATTTCTTCTGCAAACCTTTTATCTGGAGCCCAAACTAACCCACTTTCAAATATTGGCGCTACAGAATGCATTCTAGAATGTTTATCATGACCCCTAGAAGGAGAATAGTTTACAACAGGAATTCCCAATCTTCTTAGCTCATGAGTTAACGGCGTACCAGATGCTTTTGCCTCAATTAAAACCATATCAGGTTCCCAGTATTGATACTCTTCATACGCAACTCTTTTTAACTCGGGAAAATCCCAACGATCTTTTTGTGCATCTAATAGTATGATTGAATCTGGAGCATCTTCGCTAGGTTTAAAAACACCCCACGTTGATATAGCCGAGTAATCAGCAGTTGTTTTTTTAGAGTAAGCAGTATCGTAACTTTGTATAATATATTTAACGCTTGGTAGTTCGTCGTGAGTCCATTCATTCCACCAATTTCTTTTAACAATAGATCCCTCTTCTGCTGTTGGAGTTTGCATCCATTGAGCATTCCATTTAACAACTGGCAAAGATGCTTTAACTTTCTCTAATTCATCTAAAGCCCAAAACTCAGGCCACAAAGGATGGTTTGTTTCTGGAAAAATAGCAGGGAACTCTATAATATCCCATTGATCCGCCTTTGGTTCTTTCTGAGCACTTAAAAGTTTTGCTGTCAAATCAACAGCACTCCAACGTGTCATTACCAATACAATAGCTCCACCAGGCTGTAAACGCTGTCTCGGTCCTGATGTGTACCATTCCCAACAAGCTTCCATTTGAGTTAATGAAAGGGCATCTTGTTCTGAGTGAGGGTCATCAATAATTAGCAAATCAGCACCACGACCTGTAATAGCTCCCCCTACACCAGCAGCAAAGTATTCACCACTCTTGTTGGTTTCCCAACGTCCTGCTGATTTACTGTCTGCTTGAAGTTCAACTCCAGGAAATATTTTTTTATAATTGTCTGTATCCATCATGTTACGAACTTTACGACCAAACCTAACGGCCAACTCACCTGTATGCGTTGTTTGCATAATTTTTCTGTTAGGTTGCTTACCCATAATCCAAGCGGGAAAATAAGTAGAAGCAAATTCAGACTTAGTATGACGAGGAGGCATATTAACGATTAAACGTTTTATTTCTCCTGATGCTACCTTTTCTAATTTTTCTGCAAATATTTTATGATGCTTACCACAAATAAATTCTGGCCACATACGTTCAACAAATTGCAAAAAACTTTCATGACACCCTTCTCTATCTTTAATGGATTGCAGTCTTTCTTGAAGCAATAAAGCTTCTTTCATTTCTTGATCTGATAAATGGGCTAGACTCATAATGCAGATAGCATATTGTCTATACTAACAGGACCACCTGTTTTTAAATTTTTTATAGAACTATATTCTTCTTTAGAGAATAAATCTTTTGGCAATACTATATTAACTTTTCTGCCTTTCCCTTCACGCTCGGGCAATACTTTTTCTCCTAACTTTCTTAAAGGATAGTATCCACCGCTTAATACAGAAAATTCTGAATTAGTAAAAGCGTTTGATCTTTTAGAGTCTTGGCCCAGAGCGTCAAGAAACATAGGATTAAAATCATAACTGTCTGTTACTTGCACATCTCCGTTTGGCAAAATGTTGTAATTAAATTGACCTAAAGTTGTTAAAACTTTTCCAGTATCGCTAAAAACAGAATGAAACCCAGGGCTAGAGTTTACTGATCCTAAACCAGTTTTTTTCTTGTAGGTATTATAATCAACATATCCTGGAGTTGTTAAATCTCCACCTTTAAAATCATCAAGCATCTTAGCTCGTTTAGCAGTAGATGTTCTTCCTTCAGGTATATAATTAACGGGATTAAAGGGATTTTCTAAACTTTCTGTAAATATGTTTTTATTTTTTGTTGACTCAACAATTAAATCTTTTACAGTTTTTAATTCTGAGTTACTAAAATTTTTATTTGTAATATCGTCTTTTTTATTTAAAAGTACAGAATCAAAAAAAGTTTTTATATTTGTAGGCACTCTAAAAACTGGATCTACTTCTAATTCAATTAAAGCGGTTGCTAAAGATTTTTTAACAGGCTGCACGTTTGGAAGATCGTCATCTACAGGGCCACCTATTGCATATCCTGTTGTGTCGAAGTTTTTAACAAATTGTGGTGTTCCAAAATCAAGTTCTATAACAGAACCGTCTCGATTAAGAATTTGAGCACCTGCTTTTGCTGCTGCATATAAACTAGGGTTTTCTAAAAGAGCTTCCATTATTTCTGCTGGTGTTGCTCCAGTTGGGTTGTGGTTATAATCGTCAGTAAGATAAATTGTATTTGATTCTTTGTCGTAATTTATGTCTGCTTTTCCAGTCATTGTCATTGCAACATAGTTTGGGTCTTGCATGTTTGTGATTAGATCACCAATACTTTGACCGTCCGAACCTATAAGACCTGGAAATTTTTTAACATATTCATCGTAAGTATAGTCTTCTCTTGTTCCTTTTCTACCACTAGGAAAAGCTTTTGTTTTACCGCTAGTTTTCCATTCTTCTATTTCTTCGTCAGACATGCCTAAATTTTTAATAGGAACAATGTCTGCATAACCTCCTTTTGTTCCATAGTCAGGATAATCCATCATTACACTTGAATCTTGATCTAAAGAAAGCTCACCACTAGCTATTATTTCTTGTATGTACCGATAATACGTTTTTAGTTCTTTGTCGGTATAATCATTTATATCAACATCACCTTTCCCACCCATCATGTGATAAGCATATTGTTTAACATTAATAGGTATCATAGGAAAAACATCTCTAAAGAAACTAAAATCTTTATATTCATTTAAAGCTCTTTGTCTTGTTTCTGGGTCTTCTATTGAATATATTTCGTAAAGTTGTGGGTCATTGTACTTAGCAGTTTCTACTCGTCTAACGTAGTTTTCAGCTTCTTTAGCGGCATCAGCTGCATATGTAGACTTTGCAAGGTCTTCTTCTGTTGCATAATTTACAGGAGGGTTATCTAAAAGAGTTGGAAGAGGTATAAGACCAGCTTCTACCCTAGCTTCATTTTCTATATCCAAAGCAATTCTAGCTTCAGCTGCTGCTACTTGTTTAGCGTAGTCTGCATCATAATTCTGAACAGGTTGTACATCTGGAAGATCATTATTTACAACGCCACCACCCACAAATGCATTAATACCCTTCTCTTTAACTGCTGCTAAGAACTCAGGAGTAAATGTATAGTAAGCTCCCGCTCCAACGTCAGTATCACCTGCAAAAGCAAACTTTCCTGAATCTTCAAAATTCCCAGTATTAGGCATTGATAATTCAAAAACCTCATCTTTAACTTTTAATTCTTGTAAAATTTTTCTTAAAGTTTTAGTCATTTCTTTGTACTGAGCCATTACAATTTCATTATCGCCACCTTCTTTTACAGGTTGCATATAATCAATATGTATTCCTGCTTTGCCTTCTGCAGCTGCGTCAAGCACATTCTTTCTTAATGCCAAAGGATTAAGAACTGGTCTGCCTTTATTTTCAAAGAAATCTTTTTTGTATGGTGCATCAACGTTTGGCAAGTCTACGCTTTTTGCTTTTGGCGTTACGCTTGATGGGTTTAATTCAGTAGGGTATAGCCTTGCTGCTTTTACATAACGAGGATCTAAAGCACCTCGCATGTATTGTAAAAGAGTCACATCTCTTGCAAGTTTGTTTTTAGCATCATATGGCAAGTCTTTTAACGCTTCCATTTTATCGTATCTTTTCATCATCAAAGATCTGCGTTGGGTTGGTGTTTTAGATAAAAAATCTTGCCTTAACTCTTTTAAAATTTGACTTTCGGCCTCTATCTTTCTAATGGAAGTGCCTGAAGCTAATCTATTAAAATTTAAAACACCCTCTGAATTTGCTGACTCTTGCATTAAAGCAACTTCAATTTCGTCAATTTCTTTGGCTATTCTAGATCTCATGTCTGTTAACTTTGGAGTATTTAAATCTTTTTTTGGAGTTTTATTTTTAAGATCCATTAGCACTTTTACTAAATGATTTCTTCTTTTAATGGTGTCATCAATATTTAAAAACCTTTCTGATACAAGTTTAAACTCACCTGTTATTGGGTCTTTCATGTTATCTTCAATAAACGTCGGCCAACTTAACCCTCTTTCTTTGTAATCTTTCATATCAAAATAGCCTTTGCCTTTTGCTATATCTTCAGCGTAATCTGACTGAGCTCTTGCAATTGAAACGTAACGATCTGGCAATCCATTATTTACTCTGTCTAAACTTACCTCATCTATCTGTTTTGCAAAATCTGCAATCTCACTTACTTCTGGAATACCTAATTTTTTATGAGCCTTAACAAACTTGGCATACAACTCAGGGATATCAGTAGGATCCTTTGTTTGTAATTCTAGAAGTTCATTTCGAGTAAATTGCATACTTATTCTTGTATCATCAAGAATTTTATTTATACTAAAAGAGCCATCTCTTACATATTCTTTTAAAACGTTTGAAAATTGAGTTGGGGAAACTTCATTAGTGTAATCAAAAAGTGCAACGTTCTCGTAATATTCATTAAAATGATCTTTTCCTGTACGACCAGCCCCACTTAAAATTCCTCTTGCTCTGTAAACTTTTTGTACTTCTTCAAAAGCACCTTCAATTGTAGACCCACCAGGCCATTCACTTTCAGGGGCTCTTCTAATATCAAATAGACTTCCTTGCCGTCCATTTAAATAGTTATCAATACCTTTTTTACTAATGGGTGCATCTGCCCCTCTGTTAGTGGTTCCCAATAAATCAGAAAAATATTTAATTGCTTTAGGGTGAGGGTTACCCAACTCATCTATAAAATCTAAAGCTTGTAACTCAGCTTTTTTAACATTACCAAAGCCTAGTAATTTTTTTGTCCATTGGTTTAAAGGAAGTTCATTAGGAAGGTTTTCAGTATTTAAAGCTACACGAGCTCCCGAAATTAAACCTTTGATTAGGGTGCCGTATCTAGTTCCAGGATAATCTAGGTCTTCTATCATCTCGGCAGGTTCAAACTTATCGTAAGGAATAGGTTTAGGTGGCTTCGGTCTTTTTGGCCCTACTCTTCTTGCGCTTCGTACATCTGGAGGAAGTTGTTGAACAGGTGAAGTTACAGCAGGGGCTACTTCTTTAACAGGGGTTACGTCTAATGTATCTTCAGCAGTCTTGGTAAGAGCTTTTGCTGCACCACGTCCGCCACGAAGAATCCTAAACAAAGGAAATAAACTAGCGCCACTAAGTCCAGACAAAGCACTATATCCCAAGCCCCCTAAAGTTCTGCCTTCTTTAAAACTTTCTTTGGCTCTTTGTCCAAACTCACCTACTTCATATACGGCTAATGCATCTCCCACACCTGGGCTAAGACTTATGCCGACTTGATCTATTACTGGTAGTTCTTCAAACTTAGCGTAGGCATCACGAACGTTGCCTTCTTTTACTAGGTCATTTATCTCTGATGTAATCTCTGCTCTACTCATGCGTAGTCAAAGACTTATACCATTTGATATGGTTGTCTTTCTCCTTGGTCCATCATGTTCTGTATCATCATCAAGTCTTGGTCTGACAAAGTTTGCCCGCTTGTTTGTAATAATTCTTGCAACTCTTCTTGTAGTGATTTTCTTCTGTTGCTTTCATCTTCAATAGGATTATTGACATAAGATGCTAAAAATCTATCGGCATTACTTACTGTTCCTCTAGAACTTTGAGGTAGCCTTGGAGCCGTTACAGTAGTTTCTCCCCCAGCGTATTTAAAATCTACCCCTCTGCCTACAAGAATATCTTTGTAAGTAAGTTCGCCATCTCCTGTTAAGTCAGGGAAAGAACTATTTGACGGGCCACCTTTAGAATATTCTGGTAGCATGTCCGTTTCTTGGCTTACAGGGGTGTCTCCCATATTTACTTGAAGCTCTGAACTCGGCAGCATTTCCATTTGTTGTCTCCTCGGCAGCATTTCCTTGTGTTGTCTCAAAGGCATATCAGGACCCATAAGAAAAGAGAAAGGTTTTATGCCTTGTTGAGCGTCTATCTCTTGCATTCTGTTATTTTCCATTTCTTGACTATAAGATTGTCTAACTCTTTCTATATATTCACCAGTAGCATCACCTATCTCTTGCGCTTTGTTAGATGCAATTTGAATTACTTGATCAAGGCCTATTTTTAACCCTGCTAAATCTTTGCCGAATTGTTCTGGAGAATTAAACATCATATTTTTTCTAGATGCATCTTCGCTAAACCCTTGAGTTGCATCAATAGCACCTACTCCAAGTGCTCCTACCGCAGCCTCTGTTCCTCGTCTTAAACTATCATTTATTGAGGCGCCCCTTGCCCCTGCTACTAGTTGGCCTGGTTGTCCTACAGTAAATTTACCACTACCCAACCCAGCTTTAGTTCCAATCATTCCTTGGTATGGTATGTCTTTTAAATTTTTAGCTCTGCCTAGAGATCCTAGCCCTCTTGCTAATGAAACGCCTAATCCCCCAGCATAACCTGGAACGTTGCCTCCAAATTGATTGCCAGGACCAAATTGAATGTCACCCATCATGTCTTGAGTGTCGTAAGAAATGTTTCTTCTTTCTGGTAACATGTTTTGTGCTTTTTGTTCTGGAGTTAATTGTTGTAAAAAATATTCTTCTCCTGTCCTTCTATCTTGCTCAACTCCAAAACCTTCTGGCATATTTGAAGTATCTTGTGAGGCTTGAGGTAAAGAAGAGAAATCTACATTCGGCATTATATTTTTAGGAAGCGAATTTAAAAATTCTAAATTTAAATTTTGTTGTGGTAAGGATGTTATGCCTTGTTTTTGAATCTTTGGAAAATTTTGAATCTTTGGAAAAGCCTTGCCCTTTATTTGATTTTTCATTACGCCTTTTAAATTTCTAAAAAAACCCATATTTATACCTATCTGATTGCTTGTTGCATAATATCTTCACTCATAAGAGTTTCTTCTAGAAATTGCAAATCTTCAATTGTTAATCCCAATTCTTGTAAAAATTGATTTATTTCTTCTTCGCTGGCTCCATTTGCCATCATTTGTTCAACCATTTGTTGAATTTGTTGTAGTGCCTGTATGGCTTCTTGTTTTTCGCCCTCAGAAAAGGATGCTTGATCTTGACCCATACCCATATCTACAGGAGCAGGTTGCATTTGTTGAGGATTCATTTGTTGTCCATCTGACATCATGCCTACTTCTTGTTCTAACATTTCTAATTCATCCATCGTCTTGTCCTGTAAGGAAGGGTGCGAATCCACTAGTGGAGAGGAGAGAGTCGATATGAACGCTTTCAAATGAACCCGCAACCCTAATTCAATATAGATTTGATTGTAACATCATAAAAACCAAAAAAGATAGGTTTGTTGTAGAAATGGATTTCGTATAAGAGATACATAGTGCTAGGGTGTATTATATATAATTGGCTTCGGTTATCATGCCTTGCAAATTTTAGCAGCCCGATCCCCCCTCCGTTTTGCATCTGGAATAGAGTCCCAAAAAAAAAGGCCACTTGCGTGACCTCTTTCTTGTTGTGGTTTAGTTTAATTAAGTTGTCTTAATTCTCCCTCTTGTGTCAGATCGTCTAGACTGTTAACCAAGTCTTGTGCTTGTTGTGACACAACCCCATTCTCTACCAACACTAGATCGTTGATGATGAGGTTCTTAACCTCTGTCTCAGTCCCTAGTGCTATCAAGTCTCCACCTTCAGTTAGTTTAAAGGTTATATTCATGTTGCCTCCTTTGTTATTGCTTATGAATAATTTATTTTAGCACGACTTTGTCTACTTTGAGTGATTTAATTTAACTCATTTCGTCAACCAAATATTGCCGTC